TCATTCCATTTCTTATTTATATAATTATGTGTTAAATCAAAAAATGGAACTTTTTCTCTGGTTTGTTTATCAATTCCACCATATAATAATTTAAAAGTTCTTTGTTTTGATTCCTCATAAGAACATTCATACCATTTTGAAAGATGTTCGTGAACTGATTCTTCACCAAATGTATGATAACCAACCAAGTCAGCAATTAATCTCAAGTGATATGCATCAAAGTCAAACTCTACTAAATAATCGTTTTCAGCCACAAACCCTTTTCTTTTCTCAGGTGGTAGAGCTGCAAAGTTCACAGAACCAAATGAATTACTTGGACGACCTGTTGTTGTCCATAGATTATATTGTGAATACAATTTACCATTCGATATATGTTTCTTCACTCTGATATCAAATATATCACATATATCATCAGATACCTTGATTCCGTTCTTTTCAATAGATGTAAATGCCTTAACAACATCATTCATATATTCATCATTCGATAATGGTATGATTTCGTTAAGTTTTTTTACATTGTAAAACTTATTACTCAAGAAATCTATTGCATTATTCGTTATATGTTTTTCAAATGGTTTACCTGTTTCATCCCAATATAAGTGATTAATATCTGTAACTTTATCAAATTCATAAAAGTGATTTAATATTTTTTTATCAGGTGTGAGGATTGGATGTTCATTCAACCATTTGAAATCTTCCAATACTTTATCCGAATCAGGATGTTTTTGTATTATGAAGAATGATTTATCATCTTTAGGTTTAACCCATAGGGCTGATAATCCATTATCTTTATGTAATGGATGTAAGAATGGTTCTTTAAATATTGGAATAACACAATACATCGTACTACAATATATAACATTAAAATGTAAAAAACAAGCTTTTTTTTAATTTTCGTTCGATTCACTATAAGGGTCGAATAAAGTATTAAAATTGTCTCCTATGTATTCATTAAAATAATTAATGTAGTTTCTACCAATTCTACCCGATGGAACGATGGCGTAAGTATCACCTCTAACCAACATGTAATACATTCTACCAGGCACTAATATAGTATCAGGTGGATAATGATATATTCCAGTAGGACCAGCGTAAAATCTTAATCCTTCAAATTGACTCGTTCCCTCTACAAAGTTTGACATAGTTTTCAAAGCTGATGAAATACCACCAGTTAATAAATCCCACCAAGAGTGTGCTGTGTAAACTCCCAAATTGTGTTTCGATGGAGCGTAACCAGCGGTTACTCCATCTACTCCATAGTACGCCCAAAAACTTGTATCTTCGTGTGATATCGCACCATAAGCATCGGCTAATACGTCATTTAATCTATCAGTCATTTTAAACTCTATGACGTAGTCTAATCTACCCCCTCTCAGATATTCAATTTTACTATCTAAAAAATATGGTGTTAAGTCTGAAATTTTTAATTCTGTATCATTAAACCAACCATCAAGAGCGTCCATCTCTCCTTCAAAATTTTGTTTATTTAGTGCGAGTGCTGACAATCTAACTTTTTTCCTATCAACATTAATAATATCTTGATTTAAACCTGGCATAAGTCTAAACATTGTTTCTAATGTTGTAAACCATCCACCTGGACCAACTTCATGTATTACTTTAGTAGTTTGTAAATATGTGGTATCTAAATACATTTGAGGTAAATAATCAACTTTAAATGTATCACCAGGCACGATTGAACTTATACCATATGTTGTTAAAGATAGTGTATATGGTAGTATTGTGGGTTTTTGTTTTGAAACCGCCTCATTAACAATTTTAATTTTATAATAATCTCTAAAAGAAGAAGCCACATGCATACCTCTTATTTCCATATTTCTGTCATTTTTCTTTATTAATTCTTCAGGAGATGTTTTTTCATCCGTTACATCTGAAGTAGTCGTTTCACCAACTACATCCTCATCAGTGAGTGGTGCTGCGTTACCAAACCCAAATGTATTACCATCAGGTATTAAATTTGGTGCGGGCCTAACATCAACATTAAATGTATTTGTATCAAAAATATCATTCATCGTGTCATAAATTGTATCCTCTTGAGCAGTGTTGTGTTCATCTAATAATTGGTCTAATCTTAAACTACCTAAATCAGGTTCATAAATTATTGATAAAGCTTCTTTATCTGTAGCTGCTATTGACACAGCTTTACTCACATCATTATTTGTTGTAAAAAGTGCATTACCATGACTCATACCTTGAATAGCATACATGTTACCTAAACTACCATCTGGTAATTTAAATTCTAAGTCATAGTCTTTGACAATTGAATTAGGTTGCATGACTCTAAAAGTAAAATGTGAGTTATCCTCAGGCTGTTTATTATGAACTTCATCTCCAAACGCATAATTTTTATCTATTATTTTTAATTGTGCATCATTTTTACCCGCTATTAATTTCCAATCAAAAAAACCATCACTGTCTTCATTAATGTCATCTAAAATTTCTTCTATTGCTTTTTGAATTGTAGAATTTTTTTCAAAAGCTGAATAAATTGTTTCTACATTTATAAAAACTTCTCTAAGTGGTATTCTACCAATTCCATCAGGACCGTTAATTTTTTTGTCAAATTCAGTAAAATCATCAACAGAACCCCAAAAACCTTGCTGTTCTTTTATATCATAATCTCTTTTTGGATATTTTCCTTTTTGATAATTGTACGAGCCACCATCTGAAAACTTACCCCATTTTGTAGGATAAACAAAAACTGGAGGGTCTTCACTTGTTTTAAGTAATACATGTGTCCTTTCTTCATATAATTTAGTCCAACCTGTAAAAGAGGTATCAGAATTTAAAGTAACCTCAACCCCCTTAGCCTCTTGAATGTCTTTTTCATCTTTACCAAATCCAAACTCAGAATTTATTATTAAATCCTCAAATAATCCCCAAGCCACATAAACATTGTCAGCTGTTAAACTATCAACAAACACACCTGTTCTTATGGCATTTCCTGCGGGTCCAGACCTACCAGATAATTGTTTTATAGCTAACAACTTTATATTTTTTTCATATGAATCTATGGTTTGTGCACCAGATGAGGCATCAGGTGTCGACATTAATTGTTCTAAATCATTATCAACATCAGTAGGGTCACCCTCAGCAACAACTTGTCTCAATCCTAAATACAATGTACCTCTAGTGAGTATATCTTTTATTTTAGCCACTTTTGAAGCATCAAGAGAAAAACTCAATAATGCATTATTTGAAGACGTTAAGGTAAGTGAACATTCAACAGTACCATCTGGTAAAATTTTTGCACCATAATCAGTAACAAGACCTTGAATTACTTCAACATTACCCTCATTTTTTGTAATGAAACCTTCTTGTTGTCCAAATTGTGTTTCACCATACAAATATTCTTGAAGACCTCCAGCACCTTTAAAATCAAGTAATTCTTCTGGTCTGTACAGACTGTCAATATTACTATTACCAAAGTCTACGAACACAGTTGCACCTGGTTTTAAAAAATATTTATTATAAATTTTATCATAGTCATAAAAATTAGATACGACAAAGTTAACAGTTGTTTTTTTAATAACTCCTAACGCACCATCTGTTTCTGAAGACACAGAAGTTATACCAGCTTGAGGTTTCATAAATTTATTTTCTGCTAACTCTTGTGGAAAAGTTTTTTGATAGTCTTCAGCGGTAAGTTCATTATTGTAAAGTGTTAGAGACTCATTAATGTTCACCTCACCATAACTTTCTTGATAAGTATTGTTACCAACTTCATATATTTTTCTAACATAATCAACTTGTCTAGTTGGTTTTCTGATTGAGTATCCAATTATTTCACCATTTTCTTTAATTGGAACAAGTACTGAACCTGGATATTTTGTTTTTAATCCTGGTCTTTTAAGTAAAGCTTTAGCTTCTGGTACTGGATTTAAAATTTTATCTGCGACAAAAGTAAGTGCACCTAAAATTTTCTCGGCACCATCAGCCATCATATCAAGAAAACTATATTCAGGATCATCAGGATCTCTATCAGGATCATTTAAATTCCAAGTTGTATCAAATTCTAAATCTTCTTTAGCTATCTCAACTAAACTAGCGGGTTCTATTAATTTAACCGATGTCCACATTCTAACAAAAGGAGTTTTATCTATGGTTGTATACGGTTTAGTCTGTGTACCTGTTATACTTATTTCAGGCATCATATAAGTTTGAAGTTCTTCATTCCATACAGGATCTCCAGGTGCGGTTTCAACAACATCAGCAACATCAGCACCTTGTCGTTGTTCTAATACTTTTCTAACTTCACCCTGTATCGGTGTGCCAAATAACCTATCATTAATCATTGTTTATAAACCCTCAGCATCTTTTGTGTTTGTGGGTATTCTTATTGATGTTCCAGCTGGAATGTTATTTGTTTTTAAATTATTTACTCTAGCTATAAACCACCACAATGACGCATCTCTATAAAATCTATGTGCTAAATTATCACATCTATCACCTTCTTGTGCTATAAAATATGCATCACTATTTTTTTCGTCTACCTTGTTATAAATAGTGGTTTTATAATAATCTATTCCGTTTCTTTTTTCTTTTTGAGTATTTCTATATCTCGACATATTTTATCTCCTAATCAAAAGGCCACAAATCTATACCATCATCATCAAATGGATTTAAATCAATACCAGTTTTTTCCTCAATCCAATTTGATGTATCTCTAGCGAATTTCTGAATACTCTCAGGTACATACTCATCAATGACTTCTCCAATTGTTTGTACAAGTTCAGATTGTTCATAAGCTGGTGGTTCTTCTGTCACCCGTGTTAACTCTTCATCAGTTAATCCAGTTGCATTCTGTATAGTTTGAGGTGGTTCTGGTGGTGCAATGTATTCAAACGTACCAGCCATACTACCATCACCAGTGTATCCATAGAATCTAGTATTCATATTTGGAGCTTTAGCATGTATGACTTTAAATGTAATAGCAGCTTGAATGTATTTTGGAACTCTTTTACCAACTTCAGTTTCCCACGGTGAATTTTCAACGGTATAAGTTAGTGATTCAAAATACCCCATTAACTCCGCATTTGTGTTTCCATACAATTCACCCATTCTCATTTTTACAAAAGGTGGTTTCATTCTATTACCATAACTACGAGTAGAATCAAAATTTTCTGTGGTTGTGTATATTTGGCTGGCAGGAAGTGTATCTTGAAGATACTCTGGATAACATAATGATGTCAATTTGTTCATTTTTTCGTAAATAGCACTAAGTTCTCTTTTAGTTTGAGCAAACAACTTTAGATTAAAACTAATACTTCTATCTGCTCTTTCATAAACATAAACAGGTTCACTTCTACCCATAAAATTATGTCCAGTGTAAGATGGTGTTACTGTTTCGGTAAGTCCATCAATATAGGCTCTAAAAAATATAAAAGCTTTATCTCGCATATCTTTAAAATAAAGTGGCATACCACTCTTACGACCAAGTATATTTCCATTCTTTGAATCATTTGGATGTGCATCTTCTATTTTGTCAAAATATTCATTCCTCCCTAATCTTGATGATACCTCATCATTAGATACACCAAATTGCATTAGAGTGTGTACATCACCTCTAGCTTTACCATCTTCATATTTTGATAAGAGGGATTTTGCATCAACTTGTACATCAGCATCATCATCCCCAAAAACTTTTCCTGAATAATATGTATCGTTTAATTTATGTTTTGGTGACTCAGCAGGCATGTAATCCTCTGAATATCTTAATTGTAAGTCTTCAGTTTTTTCGCGTAGTTTTTTTAGTGGTGAACCTTTTCCAATATCTTCATCAAATTTATTATAATCTGGATATGGTGGTGCGGTTCTTCCAGTACCAAACCCTTGAGAACCACCATCAGAGTAAGCGTTACCCCTAATAGGATTTTTATCTGAAGTTGGTAAATCTGATAAAAATATATTATTTTGTGCACCGAAACTATTTGTACCAAAATTAAATTTTAAATATGTAGCCATTGGAGAGCCCGAACCCTCTATGGTGACACCACCAATGTTAAGTGGTGGTTGAAAATACTCATCACTATATTTATTAAAATTTGGATAAGTATCAGCACCAATTAAATCTGAAATACCAGGTTGTGTTTTATCAATTTGACTTACTGAAACACCACCAGCTCTAAAACCTGCAGCGATTATAGTTGATAAAGGATTATAAAACTTTTTCTGTGCTATGTTTTGTTTTATTGAAAATCTACCTAATTTTGTAAATTTACGATTTGGTGTTTGTAACGCTAGAGCGTTTTGTTTCGCTATAAAAGCTATACCATTTGGTGATGTCAAATATTTTGATAATCTAACAGCGTCTGTTAACATTGGAGCAATCGGTAAATCTCTTCCACCAAAATTTATTAATCTACCCCCACTCATATCACTTGAACTTTTAGATATATTACTTACAATGTATGGTTCTCCACCTTTGTTTAATTGTAAATTTTCAGCAAGATTATCTAAACTAAAAAAAGAAAGTAAATTACCCACCCCACTAAGAAAAGATGTTCTACCAAAATTACTAATATTACCTGGTTGATTATTATGTATATCTAATTTACTTCTATCCACATTAGGATAACTAATTGGTTTTAAACCCATATGTCCCGCAGTTTCAAAACTTTTTGGTGTATGATTTTTATTATATAATTTTTCCCAACTTAATCCCTCTATAAAGGTATCAGTCAAGGTATTTAAAGGTGTAAATGGTTCACCTTGTTTTCCTGCAGAAGAAAAATCAGTTGGATTTGAAGCAGGTACAAAAGAATTACCTGTATTAAAATATAATGTGTCTTGTTTAGGTGTTGATGCTCTTGGGTCGAATGTTTGTGTTTTATATAATTGATTTTCAACATCACCTCTTTCAGGTAATACAAACAAATTTCTCTCTATAATGTCTTGACTAAATCTGATAGGTGTATAAACTCTTCCCCTTAATAAGGAATCTAATATAGGATTATCTCTACCACTTCGTGTTGATGTACTAACATCAAAACCATGTGTTTGTGGTATTGTGTTGTTTTCATTGTAATTTAAATTAGTATTGGCGACATTGGTTACATTATTAGATATGTAATCTTCAGTTCTTTGTCTTATTTCATCTTCAAATATACTTTTTAAGTTTTGTAAACTCAATTTTGTTTCTCCTAAGCCATTCCATTAAGTTCAGAACTAACTCCGCTGGCCATAGCCCTAGCTAACGCGGGTCTTGGTCCACCAAACGCACTGTCTAATATATTAGCTATTTTATCAAGTTTTTGATTAGATGCCTCTTGTTTACTTTCCATTGCAGATGTGTTTGTAGCATTTACAACAGTTGCACCTCCACCACCATTTGCTGCACCAGCTATACCTGGTGCCATTAATACGTCATCATCTGATCTACCAACAATAAGTTTATTTGGTTGACTTGGAAGTGAAAGTACTGGTTTTTTACCAGCTTCCGCACGTGTATCACCAGCCATAACACTACCTATAGCTCGTCCTGCTAAAGCTATCATTCCAATCATCGCTAAAACAGAAGCGATAGCAATAGGAACAAGTAACAATGCTCCAATTCCTGCAGTTTTTGCTGAACCTTTCGCAGCACCCGCAAAAAAGTTAGCGGCTGAATTTACAGCGGCTGCACCAGCTGCCATTAATGTTGTACCAATACCAGCACGTTTTGCACCTGTGTTTACGTTTGTTGCAAGAGTGTTTGCAGCTTTAGACGCTGTGTTACCTATTGTCGCAGTAGTTTCTACTCCATTTACAGTCGCAGACGCAGTAGTCATTGTATTATTACCAAGTTTTGCAGTTGTATTTGCTGTTGTGGCAGTAGTAGATGCTCCTATCGCAAATGTATTAATACCTTTTGCAGTTGTGTTAACATTAGTTACGGCCGTTTCAGCTGCTTCAGCTGCTGCTTTCTTTTTCCTTGCAGCAGTTTCAGCTAATATAGCTTTCGAGTTTGCAATTGAGGCCATAAATGCTAAACCTGATTTGTAAATGTATAAACCCAACCCACCAATTAAAACAGGAAAAATTAAACCAGTTTCCTTTAAAGTTTTAAGAAGTCCTGAAAAAACACTTATTAAAATATTAAGAGTAGGCCCAACACTTTCTGCAATTGTAACTCCAAGAGCTTTTAAATTATTAATTAATTGTGCAGTAGAAGTTAAGGCTTCTTCAGATACAATATCAGTTATCTTTTGTTTTGATAACTCACCTTGTAGTGTAGTGGCTTCTTTTTCAGCACTTACCATTTTTTGAAGGTCACCAACTTGTACACCTATTGCATCAGCTAAAGCTTGTCTTTGTATTGCATTAAGTTTATTAAACTCAGCTTCACTTCCCATTTGTTTAACCACTTCTGCAGTAGCACCCTTTATATCATTAGCTAATGCTAATTCTCTAGCTTTTTGAAGATTTATTTGTCTACCAATTATTACAGAAGCTTCTATTTCTTTTGTTAATGAATCATTGAAATTTAATAAATTTTCAGATATACCAGCGACTTTATCTAAACTTAATCCGAGTTTTCTAGCTTGAATAGCTGCTTCTAAAACATTTTTTCCACCATCTTTTGCAAACTTTGCAAATTGGTCTGTATTACTTGCAACATCTTCTAAAACTTTATCAGGTGCAACATCATTAGCGAAAGCTAAAGATTGTGTAGATTTTATTAAATCACTAGCCTGTTCAGCCGTTAATCCTTGTGTTTGAGTAAGTACTCCAATTAATTTAGTAGCGTTATCAAGAGTCGCACCAGTCGCGACTTGAGTTTCACCCACTACTTTAGCTAACTCACTAGCTTCACTTAATCCCACACCAAATTCATTAGATAATTCTGATACTGTTTTTTGTGCTTCCGAAGCTTCTATTCCTAATGCAAGAAATTCTGCATTCACATCACCAAGATCATCTCTAAGTCTTGTCACTCCTATAGCACCAAATTGGTCTGCAATAGATTGTTGTTGTTTATTAAAAGTTACCAATAAGGCTATTGCAGCTAATAATCCTACAGTCATCAATCCAACAGCACCACCTAATTCTTCAAATGTACCTAACATTTCTTGAGCTTTACTCGCCATACCACCAGTCAAATCATCAGCTGCATTTAAAACTTGATTTCTTGCTTTTTCAACTCTTAATCTTTTTAATTCAATACCATAGATTCTTGCAGCAGTAAGTTTACCTTGTTGTAACGCTTTATTTTGTAAATCAATTAAATCATTTATACTTTTTTCACCATCTTTGATTTCATCAATGACATCTTTCATCTCATTATATGCGTCTCTAGTTTGTTGTGATTTATCATAATGTTTTGCAAGCTCTTTTAATCCATCTGATAAAAGTTGATTTTGTTTTACTAAAGATTTACTATATTGATTTGAACCACTATTTAAGTTCATCATTTGACGATTTAGTTCATTTACTAAATTGTTTTGTTCCTTTAATTGCTCTTCTGTTAATTCGTGATTTGCCATTTAATTTCTCTATATGAAATCTTTTACTGTGAATTTTGAATTTTTAAATTTGAATTTTTTATTACCAGTGAGGTCTTGAATATGTTGTTCTAAATCAGAAAAAGCCATATTATAATCTTTTAGTGCTCGATTAAACTTTTTACTTTTTTTGAGTGTTCTTTCTTCTTTAGATGATAAACCTAACATTTTAGTCAATTTACCGAAGAAACCTTCAGATAAAATGTTATGATTATTCATATATGATTTTTTCTTTGACACATTACTCTCCTATTTAGATAGTTGTATTCATATATAAATATCAATAATGTGAAAAATTATCTTTTAAATCTTGGATTTATAGAGGGTCTTGATACACCTTTTCCCTTTGCCCGTTGTTGGGCTTTTTGTATTTCATCATTTTCTTTTTGTTTAGTATCAGTCAATTTTTTCATATAAAAATTTCTAAGATACACGGGCATATTGTATACATCAGAGTGTACAAACCCTTTTCCATAGTAAATTAGTTGAAATATTTGTTCGTGTAGTGCGGATTTATCTTCAGCTTTGAGGCCAAAAAAAGTTAACCGTCATAGGTATATTTACCTTGACGGACTCACCTCCTAAATCAATTTCTTGCTCTAATTCTATATCTGGTGTAACTCTTTTCATTTCATTTCTTAAAAATAAAGAATCTCTTGCAAGTATGTTTTGAACAAATTTATTAATCGTCACCTTTGAATCATCACCATCAACAGAAACTAATGAATATCTTAATCTTGTTGTTAACTCAGGTGTGACTTGTGAACCTATTTTTTGACTCGCTCTCAAGTCTGATTGAATTTGTTCTTCTTCTTTTCCAGTAAGTAACTTGAAACACACTTTAGTTTTTGATATTGGTAATTCAACTTCAAAATTGTTTTCTGTAACATTTTTTGGTAATTTTTTAAATGGACAATCAGCTAAATTGAAAGTGTGATTTATTTTAGAACCATCTTCGGGATTACTAATTTCACATGAATACTCTGGCCCATAAGCTAATATTCTAGCTGCAATCATCACTGCATTTTTATCACCTAAAAACAAATCCTCTTGTTTTACACCTTTGGTTAAAATTAAAGAATCTAACACTCTATCAATCACAACACCTTTTTTAATTAAGTTCTGTGATGTCAATATATCTTCTTCTCTAGCTGTCATATATTTTATTTCTATTTTTCCATCCTTACAAGGATGTCCTTCTGGATATAACTTACCTTCACTTGGTAAATCAATCATTTCACTTGGGAACTTTTGTTGTTCTGCCATTTTATACCTCCAATGCTCGTCTAAACCACCCTAACCAAAATTTCTCTTGATTTGGTTTATCGATAACTATGTTTGCGAATCTTAAAACTCTATATGCTCTCACTCTATCCAATGAAATTTTTTGAATAGCGTTTAAAGTATTTGGGCCCATACCACCATCTACTTCAATTTTTTTTCTGTTTTTAGAATTAGCAGCTTGTTGTAAAACCTTAACAGCTCCTCTTCTACCAAAATTAACACACATATCAAAATAAATATGTCTTAATTGTGGAGGAACATCATCACACTTACCTCGTCTCCAATAGTCTGTATGATATATTTTTTTTGCTTGTTCTTTGGTAAGATTTTTAATGTCCACATCAGGATACCATCTTTTAGCGATACCAAAATTAGTTTCACCTCCAGCATCATCTGGATCATTTACATAACCACCTTCGTGTTCTAAAACTTTTTCTATTATTTCTTCAAATGTTGTTTTCATAAAACCTCATAACTAACTCATATATAAATATATATAAAATAAAAAAACCCTCGTTTTTTTTATCAAGGGTTTTTTTATATGAGTATTTAAGTATTTATTAGAATTTTAATATTGCGTAATCATATTGTAATGACAATGTGATTTCTGCTGGGTCTGATGAGTCGAAAGACATATCACCAAAGTTAGCACTTGTTATAAACGTACCTTTTAATTCCCATTCTTCAACTACAGCACCAACTGGATCTAAAAGGTTAAATGTAATATCTTTTTTATAAAAATCAGAATATCCATCTCTACCTGTAACAGATTCGTGATGTAATCTAATCCATTCTAAAACTTGTTGTGCAGCTGAGGGAACAACTGGATCATATAAAGTTATTTCAATTGCTTGCCACTTAGACTTACCTTTAACATATCGTGTAACATTCATATGGTCGAGTTCAACTGTTTCTTGTTCTAAAGTTGGTCTGTTCATGGCTTTTATTAAATATGCATTAATACCATCTATTTGCATAATAAATCTATTTTTGAGCTTTGGCTCAAAGGGTGTAAACATAATATCTTGTGGTTCTAATAATTCTGGCATTTTATTTCTCCTAATTAAATACTTAAACCTTTAATTCATATATAAATATCAAGAAATATAAAAAAAAGGGACTTATATTTCTATAAATCCCTTTTCTTTAGTTATTTTATCTAACTATTATTCTGGAAAAGAAGCACCAGTTGGTTGTATTGTAAAGTCTAATACAATAAACTC